TGCCTTGTCTAAGTTTAAACAGGTTGTAAGTAGTAGTATTATTGAATCTTCACAGGGTGATATTCAAGAGTTATCTCTTTCTACTTCTCCTTGGTATAATAGCCAAAGCAGTAATAAGGATAAACAACAAAAAATCCTTGCTTATGCTTTTCGTGCCTATGAAGGTATTTATAACTCATTTATCCGTGACAATCGTAATAATCCCTATTATTTGAACGGACAAGTTCAGTATAATAAATGGATTCCTACGGATGAAGGTGGTATTGATAATACTTTGTATGAACTTCGTTATGCTAACTGGGAAAAGGATTTCTTAACAACTGCTGTTCAATCTCCGCAACAAGGCAATGCCCCACTAGTTGGTATTACTACGTATACGCAAACTGTCCGGAATGAAGACGGTACAACTACAGAATTGGTAAAAACTTCTCTTGTTGATGAAGACGGTAAAAAGTACGGACTTTCTTTTACACAATCTGATGAAGGTCTAGAAGGTGTTGAGTACGTAGAACTTGATAACGGTACTCAAGTACGTCAAGCCCGTTCATTGTATGACCTTGCAACATCCGGTATTTCTATTCCTGACCTTCGTATGGTTAATTGTTATCAAAAGTTCCTCGAACTGAATATGCGTAAAGGCTATTCCTACAAGGATATCGTAGAAGGTCGATTTGACGTAAAAGTACGTTATGCTGATTTGCTTATGCCCGAATTTTTTGGCGGTGTTTCTCGTGATATTGATGTTAATAGCGTTACCCAAGCAGTAGACCAAAACGTACAAGGACAAACAAATGAGTATGCTAAGGCACTCGGTTCTCAAGCTGGTCTTGCTGGTGTCCGTGGTGAAGCTAATGCGAATATAGAGTGCTTCTGTGATGAAGAATCTATAATAATGGGTCTTCTTATTGTCACTCCCCTACCTGTTTATACCCAATTGTTACCGAAACATTTCACTTATCGTGGTCTCATGGAACATTATCAGCCCGAATTTAACTTGATTGGCTTTCAGCCTATTAAATATAATGAGGTATGCCCTATTCAAGCATATAATGATAATCCTGATTCTCTTACTGAAACTTTTGGTTACAATCGCCCGTGGTATGAGTTCGCTCAAAAATATGATGTTGCACACGGTTTGTTCCGTACAAATTTGAGCAACTTCCTTATGCATCGTGTGTTTGACCAAAAACCGCAACTTTCTCAAAACTTCTTGATTGTTGACCCTGAACAGGTTACTGATGTGTTTGCAGTTACTGAAACTACGGATAAGATTTACGGCCAAATTTGGTTTGACATTACTTGTAAACTGCCTATTGCCCGTGTTGCTATTCCGCGGCTCGATTAGTTTGTTTTATAGCGTGCGCGCGTATTATACGCGTGTACGTTATTATCCGAATGGTAAGAGCCTGCGTGGCGTTTGAACGTCGAGAGGTACAATTAGGTGCGCGTAGCACCTCTTAACGTCTAGTACCTTGATATCCGTCGACGGAACCTCAGCACGCTAAGGCGTGCGGTGCTATACCCCTAAAATATTTATCTTAAATTTTTTTATTATGGCAAAAAGAATTATGAAGGCTCAAATTAAGCCTGTTACCTGTAAACTTCAAATAGGTGTTGATTATGAGATTACTAAACCTAATCTTGCTCTTACTCCTCAAAATATCAAGGATTTGACGGATAGAGGTATTGCCGTTAATCTTCCGAATGAAAAACAGTTCCTTGAAGGTGATTCTATTTCCTCTGCTAAATCTTGGGACGTTGAACCCGTATTTAAACGTTCTGCTGATATGTGTGAACTTTGGGAACTTGAACAAGTTTCCAAAAATAAAGTGCTTAAGGCACATAAAATTGATAAACGTAAATTCGGTTAATTATGGCTGATTTTGTAACTAACTTGGCGCTCAATCCTTTGGGTGCCATTGGTTCTTTTTTTGGTGCCCGTAGTCAAAATAAGAATATTGATAAACAAATAGCTGCCCAAAAAGAGGAAAACCAAAAGAATCGTGATTGGAATTTGAACCTTGCCAAACAGCAAAATGAGTGGAACATAGAACAATGGAATCGTGAAAATGAATATAATACTCCTTCTGCCCAAATGGCTCGTTATAAAGCTGCTGGTTTGAATTCTGATTTGATGTACGGACAACAAAATTTGTCTGGTGCTTCTCCTGAAATGACTGCTGGAGAAGGTTCTCAATCTACTGATGTCTCTAACCTTGCCAATAAACGTACTATTGGTGATATTGTTTCGCAGGCTGCTACTACTCGTTTAACGAATGCTCAAGCAAAATTAGCCGAAAGCCAAGCAGAAAAAACTGCTGCTGAAACAACTGGTCAGACTATTAATAATGAGTGGTTGCCTAAACTTTTGAAAGGCCAAACGGATATTAATGAAGCTGATGTTAAACAAAAACTTGCTGATGCTGGTTTGAAAGGTAAACAGATTGAAGTAGCTGTTGAGCAAATCAAAGTAATGCAACAAAGCGTTAAAGAATCTCAAGAAAAGATTAAAGATTTGCAATCACAAATGGAAAATCGTACTTTTCAACAAGTTCAAGCAATGCTTGAATATAACTTAAGAAAAGATAAACAACGTTATGAAATTCGTGAGATTCTATCTAAAATTGGTGTTAATTCTGCTAATACTAAGCGTATTTTGGGTCTTCTTCCTTATGAAATAGCAGAATCTATTTCAAGAACAAATGTAAATGATGCAACTTCTGCTCTTACTTTCTTGAAGCAAGGTACTGAAATGATTATTCAAGCTAATGGACGGTTGGATAATGCTCAAAAATCTGAGATGATTAAGGCTTTGCAAATGGATAATTATGAAAAGCTTATGGATTTATCTATTCATTTAAATCTTGACGGTTCTGAGCATTGGTTGTCTGAGTGTTTTCGTGCTTTAGGCTTTATGATTGATAAAGTTTCACCACTTAAATAAGCGGGGTTGTTACCCCGCTTTTTTACGATTTCTTCTAAAATCGTCTGCTATAACTTGATATATATAGAGCAATTGACACGCCTTTGTAAATGAGCGTTTTAAATCTAGCTTTCAGTTGCGAATTGCTCTAAGTATTCCTTCTGTGAATTTATGAAACAAATATATTGTGAGAATCCTGTTATTATTCGGAATGCTCAACTTAAGTATCTTCTTACTACATATAAAACCTATGTTACTCCTAAAGGTGAAACTACTATTTCTAACTCGATTGCAGAGTATTATAAATACTCTTTTCCCGAATGGAGATTTAGTCCCTATCGTTTTGGTGTAACTTCTGATAATATAGATGATTATTACATAGTTAACAAACATACAGGTGAAACATTCCCTATGTTTATACTTGTTCCCTGTGGTAAATGTGAGCTCTGCCGTGATAAAAAGTCTCGTGAATGGGCTTTTCGTGCTATCTGTGAAAATGCTACTTCTAGTTCTATGCCTTACTTCCTTACGCTTACATATAATCCTAAACATTTGCCTAAATGTGGTATCTTTAAAGAGGAAATGCAATTATTCTTCAAACGTCTACGTATCAAACTAGACCGTTTAAATATATCTCATAACCTTCGTTATGTCGCTGTTGGTGAATATGGCTCTAAATCTAAACGTCCGCACTATCATGTGATACTCTGGAACTTCCCTAATGATTCCGAACATTTTCGTACTATTACTTCCGTTCTGCATTTTATAGAATCTTGTTGGACTTGCTTCACAGGTGAATATAATACTGACGGTTCTCCCGTTATGGAATCTCTCGGCTTTGCTTACTGTCTTCCTTGTAAACAAGGTGCTATTTCTTATGTTATGAAGTATATGAAAAAACAATTTATTCCGCCTGCTGGTAAAAATCCTCTCTTCTTTCTTACTTCTCGCAAAAATGGTGGTCTTGGTGCTGAATATGCTCGTAGATTCTTGGCACATTATCGTTCTCATCCTGATGATACAAAAATAACCGCTACTGACCCGTTTACGGGTTATACTCAAACTGTAACTATGCCTGCTTACTTTCGTCGTATCTATTTCCCTACTCTTTCCGTTGTATTACCTAAACAAATTCGTGATGCTTATACTGAATTGTGTAATCTTATTTCTAAACGTATCTCTATTGTTCAGGTCTTGGACCCTTCTTATAAATTCCATATTGAAGATAATGAAAAAACTATCCTTAAAAAATACTGGTTTCTTCCTACTCAAATCTGCCTTAAATCTATGCCTAAATATATTGCATACTATCGTACTATGTCTACTACCCGCCTACAAAATGAATATATAGATAACTGTCTTCGTGCTAATGAACTATGCCGTTACTTATACCTTGAAACTTATGATGAAAACTACTTAAAACAACGTCTTGAACTTGCAGAAAAAAGGCAGCAAAAAATGTCGTTATTATACGATTCCTTACCGCCTATGAATATTGAGGATATAAAATACAATCTAATATATCGTAGAAAAATACAAGAAAATAAAGAGATAATTTGATTTTAATTTCTATTATAATTTTTTATAATTTTGCTGCATCATAATATGAATCATTCCACTGTTTAAAACACTAAAATTCTATTTCTTTTGATCATCCGTTCATAACAAGTAACGGCGTATCTGAATGAAAAATCATCTTACGAGCAATACTTGGATTGAATAATCGAGCGAATATATTTCTTTTGTATGAAGTCAATGCGATTATATCTATTTGATTATCTTTGATATATTGTTCAAGTCCTTTTAGTAGATTATCACTCATTACGACATCATAATGGATTTCAAGCCCTGGGTATTGCTTGTGAAAATATTCTTTTATGCCAACAAGTTTTATTTCATTCCACGTATCTTTTGATTCAGCAAGATGTATCAAAGATACTGAAAAATGAAATGACTTCCAACTATTGAAAAATGCATCAAAAGCTATTAAATCTCTTTGATCGAAATTAGTTATAAAAGCGATCTGTTTTACCTCACTGAATTGTTTGAATGGTGTATTCTCCGGAATAGCTAATACGGCTGTACGATTTCGGTCAATAACCTCAGCAGTTACACTGCCAATCAGATCTATATCTTTTTGATTTTTTCCTCGTGTCCCCATAATGATGAGTTTAGGACGTTGCTCTTTAGCGTATCTCAATATTTCTTCTTCTGGAATGCCTTCACGTAAAATACAGCTATATTTGACATCTGGAAATTCCCCCGATTCAACTTTATCTTTTATTTTATCAGATAAAGCTTTGAGATCAGAATGAACTTTGTGAATAATTGTTTTTACAGATTCTTCATCTCCAATTTGATAGTTGAATACATCTCCGTATGGCAATGACGATGCATATATAGGTGTAAAATATACATGCAACAAAATAATCTCTGCGTTCTCTGTTTTAGCTAGGTTGAAGGCAAATTCACATGCTTTCATCGAATAACTAGAGAAATCGACCGGAATTAAAATCTTATTTGATTTTTCTCCTTTTTTTGTTTCCTTCTCTCCTACTATACTTTCCGATAGCCAAGCAGAGCTTTCTGTGATTTTCAGTGCATGCGGTAGATCGCTTTCCTTAATTCGTAAGCGTACTCCAGAGGATACAACAGGCTGTATTTGGTTCACATTATGAATGTATGTCTCAATACCTTCATTTTCAAGTACATTTTTTAGAATCTGAGCTTTGGTATATGTCAGAATTGCTAGAGTTACTAATTTGTCTTCCATAATTGATACATTTTGAAGGTGAACAAATAAGAAATCCCAATTGTTTAACGCAATTGGGATTTCTGTTTGCTATATTTTAAACTTGCACAGATTCGGTAGCCTGTTCTTTTTGCATACTCATATTCAATTCATCTAGAATCTTTAAAGCCCGATCGAGAACTGTTGTATCGTCTAACATAACAAGCCCACCATCTGGACCGGGCTCAAGATGTATTCCGACACTTTTTCCCTCCTTGAAATTATGGCCTCCGAAAAAGTTTCGCACAGTATCTACGTGTAAACCAAGTTCGTCTGCTATTCGATGCATGCTACCGCTGGGCAATGAATCTTTAATCTTACGAAGTTCATTAAATGTTATTGTTCTCATGTCTCGTAAATTTAATGGTTAATACTATGTGATTTTTTATCACGCTATAAACTTAAGCAAAAAAAAAGATAAAACAAATTATTTGCTTATCTTTTTTTTCAAAATTGATAAAATCTATTAATACCTTTTATATCACTTCAATAGCAGAAGCTGGGACCCATCCTACTTTTCCATCTTCTAAGTGAATTTCTTTCCATTCTTTCATAGAATTGTCTTTGACGTTTACCTTTCTTCCTTCATGAAGAATAAATAAACTAGTACCACTTTCACTTGGAGTACTTCGCACTGTGACACTCGGATTCATAACTATCGCTTCGTTACGGTTTACCAAATTTTCTTTTTGTTGTGAAGCAAAAAGATTAGAGCATACTGTGATTATTAAAAAGATAATCCCTGAAATGAAGCCTATCTTTTTCCACATAATCTGTTTTGAAAATATAAAGAAGTAGAGAGATACTATCAGTAGAATGAAAGAAACAATTCCCCATGTGGCCCATGCATCTACACTCATACAATTAATCAAAGACTTAGTCCATGAGATAAAAAAGACTTCAGGAGTAGGTTCTACTTTATCTATTGTTTTGGCACGTGCTACTTCGAGATTAGCACGGATGTCGCTATTTCCCGGTTGCAAAAGCAAGGCACGTTCGTAATTAAGAACCGCCTTTGCTATTTCACCTATTTTATAATAACTATTTCCGAGGTTATAATAAACTTCAGATGCTTCTCCATTCTTTAGTAATGCTTCGTATATTTGAATGGCAGCCGCATAATCTTCTTTTATATATGCGGAATCTCCTTTAGTTTTTGTCACATCTTCCAATTTGTTATCAAGAAGTGTATGTGTATCGACATGGATAGAATCAGCTTCGTTTATTTGTCTGGGTTCAATGCTCAGTGAATCTTGCGCGAAGCAAGTTACCGACATTGATAAGAATATAAAAAATAATATTTTTTTCATGACACAATCTCTTCTAGGTTAATGTTTTATTGAATTCTCCATTTTGCTTATCACTTCTATTGAAGATGAATAAACTTTATCCATTGCCTGATTTTCATCTCCCGGAGC